AGCAATTAGCAAATCAAACAAGCATCCTGTGACTGGGAATGTAACTCCAGAAGAAGCTGCGGATGTCCTGCAGAAAATACTTATTAAGCGAGACACAGAATGAAGACTGCAACAGAAATAGAACGGATCATGACCGCACCGATGAAAGAGGTTGAGAAGGAACTCGGCATCAAGATACGAAACGGTCAAGCGATGCAAGGAGTCAGGAAAGCATTGAGCTGGGTGCAAAGATGACTAAGGAAACTTTTAATGTATGGTATGAACGACAGCTCAAGGAAATCGAAACGATAGGAGATGAACTAGATGAATGAAACAAGAACTAAGACTATAATTGCTAATGTTTTACAGCAATGCGAAGATGATGGGAATATGGCAGGAAAAGATGTTGCTCAAATAATGAGATTTATTTCTGTTTACTGGGTGCAAAAATGAAAATACTTAATGTGAAAAGGGAATACAAGACGACAGCGATGGCTGAGTCTGAGAGTGTGGTCGGAGCATTTTATATGCTTAATTTTGAAAACGGAAGGTTCACCTGTACTTGTCCGAGTCACAGCAAAGCAGGAAATGAGTGCAAGCATCTCATCGCATTTAAAGAAGAACTGGAGTACATGAAATCTCAGAGGGAAGACCATGCAAATAACTAATGATGGAATCGAACTGATGGAAAAACTGGGTGGGAGCTTCGTGCGATCACTGGCTGAAGCATGGTATCATGCGGACGGAGTCAACAAGGCAAAACTGGAGAAGAACTTTCCTTATTTTGAGGAATATGAACTTCAAGCTCAAAGAGCAAAGAAACGAGATGACCAAGAATGAAATATACAAACAAGAGAGACTTCCCGGACTTTGTAGTGGAATGGCTGAAGCATGACGAGTACGACTACGATGAGAACACAATCAGCGCAACTACTTTAATGCAACCACCGAGAGCTTATGCTTTAAAGAAGCAGAATTGGGACCGATTAGAAATCGACATTGAGGATTTAATAGCGAGCAGGTATGGAACAGCGATTCACGACAGTGTGGAAAAGGTGGGCCTTACTGGATGCAAACAGGAAGAACGATTGCGCAAAGCAGTGAAGAACAAGATCGTAACTGGCAAGTTTGATATTTTAAAAGAAATCAGCGACAAGCGATGGCAACTTATCGATGTTAAGAGTACTAGTGTGTGGAGTTTTATCTACGGATCCAAAGACGAGGAATACCGGAAACAGCTCAGTATTTATCGGTGGTTGGCGATCCAAAACCATTATGATGTAATCCAAAAAGGAAAAGTGTGGATGATTTTCACAGACTGGAGTGCAGCAAAAGCAAAACAAGATCCTAAATACCCTCAAACAAGAATAGAAATCAAGGAAATAGAACTATGGACTGATGACAAGACACTGAAGTACATAGGGGACCGAATAGGACTACTTGAGGGAGCACTTAAACAAGAACAAGGCCAAATGCCGAGATGCACAGATGAAGAATTGTGGGCTTCTGAGGACTCATGGGCTATTATGAAAAAAGGAGCTAAGAGAGCATTTAAAGTGCATAAGTCTGAGGCTGAAGCGAAGGCGCAACTTGAAGGTACGAATGGAAACTCGATGTCTAAGGATTACGAGATAGTACATCGGAAGGGCAAAGTCGCAAGATGTAAATACTGCGCAGCAAGGAAGTTCTGCAATCAGTACACAGAACTAGTAGACTCAGGACGGAGCGAAGACCATGACAACTGAAGAAGATTTTTTAAAGAATTTAGTAGCTCAAGGATTAACTTTTAAAGTTAGAACAGGAGATATATACGCATTTAGTGCATTCACTATGGACAATTTACTTGCAGATATGAATGAACTGGTAATTGACAAAAAACAGTTTAAAGAAATAATCGAAAGAACATCAATGCATATAGGAACACATAGCTGTGAAATTATGGAACAGATGTTAATTAAAGAACTCGGATTAAAAAAAATAGTACTAACTGGTACTGAATCGGAAGTTTTAAAAAGAAACGAAAGTACAAATAAGAACTAAGGAGCTGATACGAGATGACAACTAAAAAAGGAATTCTAAAGTACATTGCAAATAGCGGTGCGAAAGGCTGTAAATTTGAAGACGATCCAAACACATGGTTCAATCCTTCAAATGAAGCTGCAAAACAACAAATCAAAGATAATTATAAGGGCGAGCTTGTAGAGATTACTCTTGTCGAAGGGAAAAAGACTATGTTCTCTAGCATGATTTTGTGCGAAGAGAAAGAGGAAGAGCAACCAGTGGTTACTGAAGAAATGATGGGAGAAGATAAATTGTCTGAAGAAGCATTAAAAAGTATTTCTAAACAAATAAATTCTGAAGAAGAAAAGGTTCCTCAGACTCTTCCAAATATACCTTTTTATACTGGAACTCACAGCGACCGAGCATCAAAAGAATATACTGAATTCGCATTCGCAAAGATGAATGAGACTAAGGTCAAGATAGATAAGAAAGGAACTCTGAACTATGCGAGCTGGGCTGAAGTCTGGCGAGAGCTGAAGAAAATCCATCCAACAAGCAATTATAGAATATATGAGAATAGGGCAGGGATGCCTTTTTTTAATGATGAGACATTAGGCGCATTTGTGAAAGTATCTGTGACCGTAATGGGATTAACTCACACAGTGCATCTGCCAGTGATGAACAATACTAACAAGGCAGCAAAAGGAGTGCAGCTCGATGTAGTGCTTATTAACAAGAACATTCAGCGAGCATTCGCAAAAGCGATCGCAATGCATGGGATAGGTTTATATGTCTACAATGGCGAAGACTTACCAGAGGATAACTAAATGGGAGTTCCACATCTAGAAGCATTAAGGGATTATTTGAAGAATAATCCAACGCGGAAATTCACAAAGACTAATCTGCGAGATGCTCTTAAACAGAATTACAATACTATCAACCAAAACATGACCTATCTGATAGAGACTGAGAAGGTTGTGGTAGAGATAAAAGAGGAAGGTAAAACTACTCTTTTTCAATGGCATTCATAGATACCACCACACACCTCACCACCCTAGGACTCCGATTAAATATTGGCTGTAGGAAATACTGCAGGCAGGGTTGCTCACTGTGTCCGCAAAGAGCTTTCCACTCAAAAAGACTCACCTCTTTTTTCCTGTTGTTGAAGACTCAGGGCATCAAAAGTCTTCTTTTTTTTGAGGATACGAAATGAGTGAATACATAAAGAAAAAAGCGAATGACCATGAAGTAATTCATGAGTTTAGTGGTAAACAACATTTTTTTAATGTCAAGAGCAAAACCGGTAATGAATATAGTGTGAGCTTGCAATTAGGGTGTGATTGTGAGTACATGAGCATTCAGGGAGTAACGCAGGGAAGAATTTGTAGCCATATAATGGCAGTTTTAGAAACTGTATGTGAGCAAGGGAATGTTACTGTTTCTGTGGGAGCAAAACAGATGATTCAATTAAGAAGGAATGCATGTAGCAAATTAGTCAAGATAAGCAATCGTAAACTTAATGAAGTAAGAATCTCAGAAGGAGAATCCAAATCTCACCAAAACAAGAAAATAGAACTCTGTAAAAGGATCCTCGCAGAAGGAAAGCATTTCATGACTGAAGCCATATTTATTACAGGTGGAAGAGCAGACATTTTAATTCTAGATGATTTTAAAGTAATCGAGATAGTACACTCTGAATCAAACAAAAGCATAATAGCAAAGGCTGAATCTTATCCTGATGGAATAATTATTGAGGTGGTACGATGTTAATTAAAGGAAAGATTATAGAGCCAAGAATGATCATGGCATGTCCTATGTGTGGGGTTTTTGTGAAGGCAACAATGAATCGATGCCCGAACGAGAGTTGCAAGTTTGATGTGCAGGAATACTTGTGCAGTGAAAAAGAAACTCATGAGATAATTATGGGTGTGAAAAGGGTAGATACGAATGGAAAAGAATGAATTATTAGGGTGTATACAGCAAGGATATGACTACGCAAAGAAAGCTATCGTAATGTGGAACGATTACAGGATGCAACAAATACGACTAGAATCGGCAAATCTTAGGAAGCTCGAGATGAGCAGGCAAATCTTCGAAGAGGACCAACTGAATAAGAGGATCCAAAGTGGTAACTGAAACGAGCAAGGAATCATACCAAAGACTCGAAGATGAAGCAGCTCTAGGACCATGTCA